TACCCCAAAATGGAAAAAGAGCCTAAAGGCGTTAAATCATCGGATCGCACCGGTGAAAAGAATGTCCGCGTTCCCAAGGAAGATAGGGAAATGTTTGTGCCAGGCGCATCAGGCGAGAAAATCTCTAAAGGCGCATTGTCTAGCGACACTTCAGGCGAGCGTAAGCGCCCAATTGAAGGCGGAGTTGGCATGGGCAAGATGGACGGCATCGGTTTGCGTGATAAGTCCCACATGGGTCACCACGATGGCCGCAAAGGTGAAATGAACACTGGTTCAAAAGAGCATATTGCTTACGAGCATAAGCGCATCGACCACGTTCAAGATTCAATGTAAAGCGAAACGCCCCAACGTCTAGAACACATTGAGGCATTTCTAACCACAGAAACTGAAAGGGCAGTTAATATGGCTGAAGACAATTGTAAGGTATGCCGGTTTTACTTAGGCCACGATTTGGGCAGTTGCCGGCGTTATCCGGATTTCAAAACCCGTAGCCAAAACGAATGGTGTGGTGAATTTGCGAGGAAACTCTCGGAGGGTGAAGCAGTTGCCGAGATTTTGCCCGAGGCTAAACCCTTGGGCGTTTTTTCCGCAATGGGCATGAGTGAGCCTAAAATGCCGGCACCCAAGCGTGGAAGGCCAAGAAAAAATGATTAAGCCACTAAGAGACAAGATATTTGTCCATCCAGAACAAAGGATCAAATCCGATTTGTGGATTCAGACGGCCGAGGCCGACACAGTAGGTTTTGTTACCGCGGTTGGCGATGAAGCAGCAGACGAGGGGCTAAAAGTAGGGGATAAAGTCTATTTCGGCACATTAGCCAAAGACTATAAAAACGAATACTTGAAGTACACCGAATTTAAAAACAATGACGAAAATCTCATTGTGATGAGCTGGCAAGATGTGTGTTTTGTTGAGGAGATGGAATAATGCCGTTAATTAAATCAATCAAACCCGAGGCGTTCAAAAAGAACATCAAGGCGGAATTAAAAGCCGGCAAACCAATCAAGCAAGCCGTGGCCATCGCGTATTCAGAAAAGCGTGAAGCAGCCAAGAAAAAACCCAAAAAATAAATTTTAATATGATCCATCCATTAAAAAGTTTGGTTAGTATGGGGGCAGTTGGTATGCCAGGCGCAGACCAACCCGCTTCAGACGGCAATAATCCATTTATTAAGAATCAAGCTGAAGCAGCGCTTTTTGCCAGGCTATCCCAAGAATTCCCAAGTTTAATAAAAGAATATTCAAACTTACCGGATACTGAAGGCGGGAAAATACTAAATACAGACATTGCCAGGGAATTAAGCCCAGAATACCGAGAAGACCGGACAAGGGCAGCAGAAATACATGAGCCAGCCAGTAAGTTTACAAAAAGCCTATATTCACATAAATTAGCCCAAAGTACACCAGAAAACCTTGAGCCAAGGGTTTTGTTTACCGCGGGAGGAGCTGGTGCCGGAAAGTCAACAGCATTGGAAAACGTTAAAGCATTGTCCAGCAAAGCCAAAAGGTCAGAAATGATCTATGACACAAACATGGATAAGCTAGACAGCGCAGAACAAAAAATACAGCAAGCGTTAGATGCCAAAAGAAAAGCAATGATCATGTACACCTACAGGGACCCTGTGGACGCATTGGTCAACGGGGCTTTAAAAAGAGCCACTAGCATGGAAAAGAAACACGGGTCTGGTCGAACAGTACCTTTATCCACACATTTGAAAACTCATGTTGGTGCCAGAGAAACAATCCAAGCACTTCACGAAAAATACAAAGACCATCCAGATGTAGAAGTTAGAGCTATTGACAATTCCCGCGGATTGGGAAAAGCCAGACAAATAGCAATTGAAAAACTGCCAAAAATCAACCCACAACAATTAAGGAAAGAATTACATGATGCCCTCGAACAAGAATACGCCAGCGGAAAAATCTCCCACGCCATCTACAAAGGAACAAAAGACTACTCCGCTTGAACACAAAGCCAAAAGAAACCAACAAAAAGAAGCCGATAACATTATGAACGAACTAATCGGCGCACTAAACACAGGAGCTAAAACAAAATGACAGTTGGCCGTCCAACACTCTTTGACCCATCTTATTGCGATAAAGTGGTGGAATTGGGCGCATTGGGCAAAAGTTTAGAACAAATTAGTTCAAATTTGGGTGTTTCATGTAGAGTTTTGTATGATTGGCGAGATAAATATCCCGAATTTCTGCGTGCCTTGGAACAAGCCAAAGAGGCAGAGCAAACATGGTGGGAAGATCAAGCCCAGGCTTACATGCTAGAACACAAGGACGCAGCCAAGCTAAACGCAAGTATTTGGTCTAGGTCAATGGCTGCCAGATTCCCGAAGAAGTACAGGGAAAGCGTCAAACAGGAAATAACCGGTGAGAACGGCGCACCACTATTGACTGGCATTCAAATATCGTTTGTAAAGCCAGATGGAAGCTAATGTTGAATTCCCAGAAAAGCTGCAGTGCCTATTCCAGCCGGCACGTTATAAAGTGCTTTGGGGAGGGCGAGGCGGGGCTAAATCTTGGGGGATAGCACGGGCGCTATTGATCATAGGGGCGAATAAAGCCACTCGCGTGTTATGCGCCAGGGAGTTTCAAACATCTATTAGGGATTCCGTCCACAAGTTGCTATCCGACCAGATCATGGCCATGAATCTTATGGATTTCTATGAGATCACGGACCGGACGATTAGGGGAAAGAACGGCAGCGAGTTTAACTTTGTCGGCCTGAAGAACAACGTGGCCAACGTGAAATCTTATGAGGGAGTGGACATTTGCTGGGTGGAAGAAGCCCAAAGCGTCAGCTCCCGTTCCTGGTCAACTTTGATACCCACGGTCCGCAAAGAAGAATCAGAAATTTGGATAAGTTTCAATCCGGAACTAGAAACCGATGAAACCTACCAACGATTTGTGTTGCATCCACCAGAAAACGCCATCGTTCAAAAGATCAATTGGAGCGATAACCCGTGGTTTCCAGAAACCTTGAAGCTAGAGAAGGACGCGCTTAAATCACGCGATCTGGAGGCTTACAACACGGTCGGGGAGGGTATTTGCAGGGTAACGGTGGATGGGGCAATCTTTGCCAAAGAAATGCAATTAGCGGAATTGGAAGACCGGATTATCCGTGTGAACTATGACCCAATAAAACCCGTCCATGCGGTATTTGACCTGGGCTGGAGTGACGCAACCGCGGTTTGGTTTGTGCAGTTTGTGGGCATGGAGACCAGGCTAATCCGCTATTTTGAGACAAGCCAGGAGACCATCAGCGCCATTCTGGCCAAAATGCAAACGTTTGGCTATGTGTTTGACACGCTGTGGTTACCGCATGACGCGGAGAACAAGACACTAGCCGCAGCTGGCCGATCAATTGAGGAAATTGTGCGATCTAGCGGTTATAAGACCAGGATAATTCCTCGAACGCCAATTGCCGACAGTATCAATGCTGCTAGAACGATTTTCAGAAATTGTTGGTTTGATAGAGAAAATTGCGCCGATGGGCTACAATGCCTGAGACACTATCGCTATGAAGTTGATCCGGACACCAAACAATTCTCACGCACGCCTTTACATGACCAGTACAGCCACGGTGCTGATGCGTTCAGGATGCTAGGATTAATGATTCAGGAACCCAAAAAGATAGTGGTAAAGAAACCCGTTTATGAACACGCCAATTGGATGGGATGACTATGTCAGAAAACCAAAGTGACTTTGATCCGCGCATTGATGAATGTAAAAAATTCCTCAAACTGGCCAACGATGCCGATACCAACAACCGTTCCGAAGCGCTGGAAGACTTAAAGTTTGCTGCCGGTGACCAATGGCCAGTGGAGATTCAAAACAGCCGGACCTTGGAAGCCAGGCCGTGCCTAACCATCAATAAAATTGACGCTTATGTGCGCCAGGTAACGAATCAGCAGCGCCAGCAACGCCCGCGGATTAAAGTCCACGGAATGAATAACGAGTCGGACGCTAAAGTGGCCGAGGTTTTAACGGGCATTTGCCGGCACATTGAGGTCAATTCCGATGCCGACCACGCCTATGACAACGCATTTAATTACGCGGTTCGCATGGGTTTTGGCTATTGGCGCGTTAAGACCGACTATGTGCGGGAAGACACATTTGATCAAGAAATCTATATTGAGCCAATTCACAACCCGTTCACTGTTTACTTTGACCCAAATAGCACGCTGCCGGACGGGTCTGACGCTGAAAAGTGTTTGATCACCCAGGTGGTCAGCAAAGAAATATTCCG